TTCTTCCATGTATTCTTGTAATTGAAACTCAGCCATTTTTTGCTGGTCTTCTTGTGGTGATTTAGGTCCTTGATTACCTGAGTAAGTAATTTCTGGTGCACCTGTATCTAGTGATTCTAATCCTGTTTTCATATAATTTTTTAAGTTAATTTTAAAAGCAGGAATTTAACCTGTGGTTTCTTACATTACCTGTTTTTGTCAGGTAAATCAAGCTATGTTGTAACTGTTCTTTTCTTAACTTCTAGAGCAGATAGCACTACATGTAGCCTGTTTGCTGTAGCTGCTGTTACTTTTAATACTTCACTTTCTTCTAATACTAAAGGAGCTGTAAGTAATTCTGTTGTTGCATTAGCAGATATAGCTTTAGTTTTAAATAAACTAAATACAGCATCTGCTGTATCTGTTATTGTAACTGTTATTGTATCAGCGTTTCCTGAGTCTTCAGAAACTATTATAGATTTTACAATAGCAGTTGTAGCACTAGGCACTGTATATAATGTTGTAACACTAGTTGCTGTTAAATCTTTTTTCTTATTTACAAATGTATTAGCCAAAGAAATATGCCTCCGCTTCTGCTTCTTCTTTTATGTCTTGTTGAAATGTAGTATTTAATTTTTGCACAATACTATCTATATCTCTAACAAACGATTGTTGTATTTGTTCATCATAATCTTTTGTAGGTTGTGTAAGTGATTGTACAATTCTAGCCATTATCTTCTACCATCCGGTTGTATATCTAATCTAAATGTACCTAGTTTCCAAAACTGACTTGTACTACTATTAGATACTTTTAAAGAAATAGATCTAGCACGTGCTCGTGTATCTATTTTTTGTGTACTTGATGATATGGTAAATGGACCAAGTGAAGAACTTGCTGCAGTGTCATTAGGAAAATCTTTTAAATTTAACGTAACTACACTATCTCCTGTTTGTGATAAAAAATCTGGTAACACTCTTCTAATTTTCATCATAAACTCACCATCACCTTGTAGTCCTTGTTGACCAATATCAAAATCTCCTGATTGTATATTTGCTGTAATAGAAGATGTTGCTCCTTCTTTAACTTGATCTAATCCTTTTTCGTGTTCAAAATATGTTGACGTTCCATCAGTGCATCCAATTACGTGATCTTTGTTTGTTGTTGCTGTTGTGCCATCTGAATTATATTCTGTTGCATGTGGTAAACCAAATACTGCAGAATCTTGCCATGCAGATCTTGCAAGTGTACCTACTGTCCACACCGGTCGTTCAGGTGTTGAGTCTAAATAATTATAACATACCATACGGTTAACGGTTCCTGATCCAGAGTTAGGATAGAACCACATAATTTCACCAAACAAATTATTTAATCCTGCATTGATGTGTTGTTTTGGAATTGTATTAATATCATCGTAAACATGATCTTCTACTAAACATGCAAGTGATTCTAATTTACCTGTGTATCTAAAGAAACCATTTTCTGACATCCAGTAAGCAGAACCATCTACTTCTACAGCTGCATTCTTACCAATCAATCCACAGTTAGTACCTACTTGTTGAAAAGAAAAAGTAAAAGGTGCACCTACAAATCTCATAATAAATAAAGCAGTATCAGTCCAAACGTAAATTGCATCACGACCACGTATTGCTCCTACAATTTTAGATCCATCTGCAAGTCTTTGTGTACCTGCTGTGTTAGTAGCTGATGGTGCATATGATGTTGTTTCATTAATAGATTCTTGATCAGAAAATCTTATAAACATTTCGTCTCTTGTAGATTTAGTTCCAATAGTTGTTTCTGTTCCAAAAAATATTAAGTGTCTATCCGGAGTAGATACTAAACTAAATGATGATGACGTTGGTGCATTAGCAAGTAAAGTTGCTCTAGTTTCTGTAGCACCTGTTGGATCTGAATCCCATTCAAATGTTTCTCCACCAGATATTGTTGCAATAAGTTTATTACCAAAATTATCTAAAGACCATAATCCAGGTGCTGTTACAATGTCTCCAGAAGTAGTTCCATTCCATGTAAAAAAGTTTGATGCGTCTGTAACAGTTGCACCACTTGAGTGTGTTGCTGCAGTTGTTCCTTTAGCTCCTCTTGTCAAACCCGATAATGTTCCACTACTATTACCTGTATAAGTTATTAATTCATCATCTATTTGTATTGTACCTGATGATGGAAAAGATGTTGAGCTTGCCATAGTTAATGATGTTACCGATGCATTAATTCCTGAAGATAATGTTGATGTAAACTGTCCTTGTTGTACACCACCCCATGATCCAAGGCCCCAACCTGTTGTTGCAACTTCTACTGCTGGTCCAACTGAATAATAAAGTTGTACTCTAATACCACCAGATGTTGATGCACCAGATCCTGCTTCATTAGAAGCCATAGTAATTGTTAATGTAGTAGTTGTTGGTATACTTGCTACTTGAAATTTTTTGTTGTCAAAATTATCTGAATTAAAATTAGAGTTTGTTATAGATGTAAAATTATCTAACAATATAATGTCACCCTTATTTGCATTGTGTGCTGAAGCAAAAGTTAAAGTTACAGTTGCTGATCCGTTAGTTGTAGAGAATGCAGATGTTAAAGTTGTTGTAGATTTAATTGGATGAATGTCATAAAAAATACCCCCAGAGTAAGCATATAAAATTCTATTTGTACCAAGAGCCGCAAACTTAATACCACTAGCATTTACAAAATGATGTAGTGCTGTGTTACGTCCTGTAATGTCAACAGATCCTAGTTGTGCCCAACCACCTATTTTTTCTGGAGTACCGTATCTAAATCTTACATTATCTCCGTCAACCCATTGTCCTTCTCCACCAGTTGCAGTAACTTGTTTATTAAATCCAGGTGAAAATTTTACTTTTTGTAACATAATTATCTTGCCGTTGTAGGCACTCCTTTAGAATTTACGAATGGAGATTCTGCAAATGCCATATATACTACTTGTTCTCCAGAAACATTCATTAAATTAGAACTTTCTCTTATTTTAAAACCATTCGATAAAATATCAGCTCTATCATCTGTACCATCTGCAGCAGCAGTATCAGGGTGTTGCTCATCATTGTCAGGATTATAACCTAATCTTTTGTTATCATGTATTAGCCAAGAAATTGCTCTAGCTGTATTTTTATACATAATAAATGCAGGTTTAAATCCTGTGTAAATAAATGGACCTGAAGCATTTCCATTTCCTGTGTAGCTTCCAAATTTTGAGTAGCCTTTTCGTTCAGAAAACGCATAACAAATCATTGCATCTGGACCATTACAACCATGATTACTACCTAATGTTATAATTGAACTTGTAGGAGATGTGTCTTGAAAAAATGTTGATGAAGCTGATGCAGAACCATTTGCATCTAAAAGACCAGCTCTTTTAGTATTTCCTACTGATTCATGGTAAACAAACCAACCCTCTGCACCCTCATCTCTATTTTTAAATATCATTGCTCTTGGTGCAGTTGATAATCCATGTTTTATAGAACCATTAGCCCCTGTACCATTATATGAAATTATTGAAAACCCAGCAGTATCATTGACACTTCCTGTGCTATCTATAGTTCCTATGCCAGTTGAACTTGCGTCATTGGTAAATGATGTTCCAGCTTTCCAACACCAGCCAACATAAGTGCTACCAGAAGCATTTGTATTGGCATAACCACCACCACCAACAGTAAAACCATTGCTATCAAAACTATCAAAATAATTAATTGATTCTCCACTTGTATCTTCAGCATCTGTATCATTAGGAACAAGTGCTGCATTAACACCTCTTACTGCATCCCATGCAAAATGATTACCACTACCACTTCGTCTTTTTAGCCACACCCAATCTGGTTGCATATTGGAATTGCCATCAAAAGTTAAAGAAAGATCACTTCCAGTTCCACTATAAATTTTTGTCTGAAAGTATGCTGATGGATCGTCTATTGTTGTATAAGCCATTATCCATACTCCGCTAAGTTTTTAGTACAAAGAGCAAAATACCCCGAAGGTACTGCAAATTCAAAATTCCCCAATCCCTCTCCATCTGTGTTGCCTGATGAGATTGCAAAAGCTGGAGAACCAAAGTTTGCAGACCAAGTATTATTATTAGAACCAGAAGCATCTCCAGCCATAAAAAAATATGTTCCATCTCCTAAACCATTTTGTAAAGTTTGTGAAGTAGTTGGACTTGAGGCATCCCAAGAACCACTATTATTCCATTGACCATTTTTTGAAAAGTACACTCTTGAATTATCAATATCTAAAGCAATTCCTATTATATCATCATCAGTCCAACCAGCATGAAAATTATCTGTCGTTGAACCACTACCACCACTATCTGTTGAAAATCCTCTGGTACCATCTTGCATACCCCAACCACCACCTCTACCAACTGGATTAAGTAATGCTGTAATTGTATTACTGCCATCAAATATTATAACTCCAATCATACCTTCGTTTGCTGTGCTTTCTTGTGTCTGCTTGCATTCAAAATACCATTTCCCTGAACTAACACCTATACTACTAATTCCAGAATAATGACCAGAACTTGCAGATGAAGCACCTACTAAATTTCCTTCTGTCAGAGTTGCATTAGTGGGTTGTAAGCTATTCCATGTTGCAAAATTATTTGTGCAAGTATCAGTAGATTGATCTACTGCTGTAAGGTTATTAACTGCAAAGTGATTAGTGTTACCACTTGTATCAGCACCCATGCCACTAGCATTTGTTCCTGTTCCAGATTCTTTATATTCCATATAAAA